TGGCTGGTAGATCAGGTAAAAGCATTGGTCGAGGTAAAAGAAACAGCGGCCTAACCCCGGTAGTAAGACGCACCGCTTCGGGTGACTTGGTTGCCTACGCCAGACGAACTCCCTACGAGGCAGGGCGAAAGTTTATCGCTAACCTGAATAGGGCCTCTGGCATCCTCAAGACAGGTGCGTCTCGTATTGCTTGGCCTGCCGTTGAGCAAGACCTTCCACAATTTGAGAAGCGAATAAATAAGAGCGTTGGCGAGTTTTACCGAGATGCGAACAGAGGAATTCTATAAATGGCAGTAAATGTAGTCCTAAAATCCGTCTGGGATGACAAGGGAATCAAGAACGCTCAAAAGGCTATTCAGGATTTCAATGCTGGATTTGACAAGGCGTTCAAGGCTGTCGGAGTTGCTGCCGCTGCCGCTGGTGCTGCTATTGCGCTATTCGCCAAGCAGTCCATAACTGCCGCCAGCTCTTTAGAAGAATCCACTAACGCTGTCAATGTTGCCTTTGGCAAGTCAGCTGATGAAGTCCTCAAGATTGGTGAGAACGCTGCACAATCCTTTGGTTTAGCGAGAACCGAGTTCAATCAAGCTGCCGTTAGATTCTCTGCGTTTGCCGAAAGGGTTGTCGGGGCAGGTGGAGATGTAGCAGGGTTTATTGGTGAGGTTACTCAGCGAGCTTCCGACTTTGCATCGGTGTTCAACATTCAAGTATCCGAGGCTTTGCAAGTATTCCAGTCTGGTCTATCGGGCGAGGCAGAACCACTAAAGAGATTTGGTATCAACCTGCTTGATTCCGAGGTCAAGGCTTACGCACTAAGAACTGGACTCATCGCAGTCGGCGAGACAATGACCGAGCAGGAAAAGGTTCAGGCTCGCTATGGGCTGCTCTTAGAGTCAACAGCTAAAACCGCAGGTGACTTTGCAAACACCTCTGACTCACTTGCCAACCAACAGCGCATCCTTACAGCTACTTTTACAGACCTTCAGGCTGAAATCGGAACAGCCCTTCTGCCAGTTGTCGGACAGTTGGTAAGGCAATTTGCAGACTTCCTTATTCCAAAGCTAGAGCAGCTCGGCAAATGGATCAACTCACCTGATGGCAAGAAAGCCGTGCAAGATTTCGGTGATGCTATTGGCAATGTTCTAAAGTCGGCTTTTGACTTTGGCGATTGGTTTGTCAAAAACTTTGACACCATCAAGGACTTTTTCGTTGCCATAGGTATTGGCCTAGTTACCATGCGAGCCTTGACTGGGGCTATACAAATTGCCACAGGTGCGATGGCTTTGTTTAACGGCGTAAGCGCAGCCAACATCTTTGTCGCTGCTGCTGCTGCAATTGCGCTAATTGCTGCTGGAATGTATTTGGTTTATCAGAATACCGAAAAGACTAATGATGCACTAGAAGAGCAGCGCATTGCAATTCTAAAAACAGAAGACGCTTGGGTTACTGCTGCGACCGCTGGCTCGTCTGCTTACAAGGGAATTATTCCGGGACTTGAATACGCAACTGAGGCAACAAGCGATTTGGGAACGCAGGGCCTCGTTGCTGGCGGTCACATCAGGGACCTAAATAACATCAGGCTTCAGGGCTTGAGAAATGAAATAACAGGAACGACAGGCGAGCTAAATAGATTCCGAAATCTAAGCAATAAGTTTGTTGCTGCTTTCAAGCCGATTGAAGAAGGTGGCGGCGGCGGTGGAGGCGGAGGCGGAGGCGCAACTGGACCGACTGCTTTTGAGCGTGTTCAAAAATTTATTAAGGATTCACAGAAAGACCTTGCCAAAGCACAAGAGACCTACAACAAGACGATAGCCGCTGCTCAGAAGCGTTATGCGGAGCAGGTGCTAAAGACAGAGCAAGACTTTGCCAACAAGCTCGCAGACATTATTCAGCAGTCACAGGATCGGCTTAGAACGGCTTTCGAGTCTGTTGTAAGAGTTTCACTTGCCGACATCTTTGAGGTCGAAGAAACTAAGTCTGTCGCTAACTTGATTGCAGGACTAACAAACAGACTGTCAAAGTCACAGGCCCTACTTGAGAAGGCGGGAAAACTCAACGCTGCTGGGTTCTCGCAGACCTTTATTGAGCAGGTCGTTCAGGCTGGAACTGACACAGGAAACGAACTTGCTTCGGCAATTCTTGAATCGACACCTCAGACGCAGGCAGAACTTCAGAGACTATTCCTAGCACTTGAGGCAACAGCCGAAACAGGCATGGACTCACTAGCTCGTGAGATTTACAACAAGCAAGGCTTGGCAACAAGGGAACTAAAGAACCTTTATGTTCAAACGCAGCTTGACCTGACTGAAGCACTCAAGGAACTACAACTTGACTTCAATCAGGAAGTCATTGACGCAAACATGACTCTGATCGAGGCCGTCAAGAAAATCCGAGAAGCCTTCCAAGAGAACATCGAGTCTATGAAGGGTGACTTGGGGGGACTTGACAGAGTTGTCTCGGAGTTCCTAAAGAAGCTCGGACAGGTAGAGACTAAGGCTGAGGAAAGAATTGACAAAATTACTTCCCCAGTTACAGTCGGTGGAGTTACCGGGGGCGCAGCAGGCGGAATGACAGGTGTTGTATTGGCAGCCTCGTCTGTCACAGATGCAACAGGAATTTTCATTGACGCTATGAGCGATGTAAGTAGGGTTATTGAATACCTCAACGAACGCATCAATGCAGCTAACAGGTTTGCTAATGAATCTGCTATTGCTGGCAGAACTGCCGAAGCTATGAGTGCGGTCAATCTAAGAAACGAGTTCCGCTCTCAGCTTGGTCTAATTCAGTCACTAGGCACAGGTGCGGTTGGAACGACAATCAACATAAATGTCAAGACTGATTCAACACAGTCTTTGGCAATGGTTGGTAAGACTTTGGGTAACACCATTACTAAGTATGTCTCCGCTGGTGGTCAAGTTCTAGTGAGTCCGACAAATTGAGCCAGCCAGTCCAGAAGGTAGAGATTGGTTTTGACATTCTGTCGTCAGGTCTTGGCCCTTACTTCATCCTTGACGATCCGATAAAGGGCAAACTCAACAACACCGAATACCTTTTGGCAGGTGTTCTGTTCTTCGATGTGACGAGCCTTGTTCAGTCGGTTGCAATCCAGCGAGGCAAGAACCGACAGCTTGACCAGTTCGACTCAGGGTTGGCAAACATAGTCTTCAATAACAACGACCGAACCTTTGATCCTGAATATGCTCTCTCACCATACGCAGGCCAGATAGTCCCCAAGCGTCAGGTCAGGATTTCGTCAGGTGGGATTGTTCAGTTCGCCGGTCTTGTCGATGACTGGAATCTGACCTATGCGCCAAACGGAGACTCAACGGCTTCGGCAGCTTGCTCGGATGCAACATCTTCATTTGCCACACAGACAATCGCCACAAGAACAAACTCAGTCCAGAAGTCAGGGGAAAGAATAAACGCAATTCTTGATCTGCCTGAAATCAACTGGCCTTCTACTCTTCGAGATGTTGACACAGGTCTAATGACACTCGGCGCAGACACAATCGCTGACAACACAAATGCCCTCACCTACTTGCGATTAGTTGAGCGCAGCGAACCCGGTGCATTCTTTATCGGTAAGTCAGGAAATGTAATCTTCCGAGACCGCATTGCCGCTCCGACTTCTCAAGGCGTGACCCTAGCCGATGACGGAACTGGTATCAAGTATCAGTCTCTTAGGGTGCAATACGGATCAGAGCTTTTAGCCAATGAGATTGTTGTCAGTTCCGAGATAAGTTCTTATGAGGTCACAACCCTAGACCTTGAGTCAATTGACACTTACGGAATCTTCAACCTGACCCGAACCGGGCTTCTAATCAACGCTAACGGCGATGTTGATGAGCTAGCCGAGTTCTACGCAAACAAATACTCACAGCCAGAATACCGCTTTGAGTCGGTTGAGGTTTTGCTTGATGAGCTAACCAATCAGGAGCAGAACGACCTGCTTGGCTTAGAAATCGGCGATGTTGTAGAAATCAAATTTACCCCTAACGGCATTGCCCCGGCTATCTCTAAATACGCTGAAATCATCCGCATTGACAACTCGATTGACCTAGACAATCACATTATGTCTCTAGGCTTCTCGACCCTTGACTTTGCGCTATTAGTCTTGGATGACGCTCAGTTTGGTAAGCTAGACGCAGGCAACGCATTAGCCTTCTAATAGGAGAAACATGGCAGGTTTAGGCCGTAAAGTATTTACCGCAGGCGAGGTTCTAACCGCTGCGAATGTTCAGGATTATCTACAAGACCAAGCAGTCATGGTCTTTGCAGGATCAGCCGCAAGAGGCTCAGCTTTAGGCACAGCTGTAGTCGGCGAGGGTATGGTCACATATCTAACTGATGTCAACCGACTTGAGGTTTATACAACCTTTTGGGAGCAGGTCTGGCCTGTCACTAGCTTCGCTGGAACAATCAACGGCAATCAGGTTGCCTTCGGTGGAACTACAACCACAACCTCAATGACTGCGACTTCCGCACTCGACAACGGAACAATCTTTGTTAACGGAACTTCCGCTGTGACGATTACAGTCCCCGATGTTCTAACAACTTGGGACACCTTGACCATCTGGAGAAATGCTGGCGGAACTGTAACCATCGCCGCAGGAACAGGCGTGACCGACTGGGCAGGTGCCGGGACCGCCGGGACATCAGTCCAATTTAAGATTGACCAGACCTACAATGCTGCAACTGTTCAAAAGGTTGCAGCTAACACCTACCGAGTAGTTGGAAAGATAACTGCATAATGCCTATTCCTTTAGGAGTTCTTGCCACACAAGGGGCAGGACCACTAGCCGCTATTCTCGTTGACTATTTAGTCATTGCTGGTGGTGGTTCTGGTGGTTTAACAGTTGGTGGAGGTGGTGGTGCTGGTGGTATGCGTTCAAGCACCTCTGGCACAGGCGGTAGTGGGAGTTTGGAAACTGCACTTACTCTAAGCACAGGGACAAATTACACAGTCACAGTTGGAGCTGGTGCATCTCCTACATCAAACAATGGTTCTAATTCGATTTTCTCTACTATCACATCTACAGGCGGCGGTGGCGGTGGTAATTATGACAACAACCCCGGAGGGTCTGGTAAAGCTGGTGGCTCTGGTGGTGGAGGTAGTGGACAGGGTGTTTCTGGAACTGTAAGCGGTGGTGCTGCCTCACCATCTAATCAAGGATTTGCAGGTGGAACTGGTATTGGTAATGGTGGTTCTGGATATGCAGGTGGTGGCGGTGGTGGAGCTTCTGCTGTGGGTAATAATGCAACTGCTGGAAATGGTGCTGCTGGTGGGGCGGGTCGTTCAAACAACATAACTGGTGTTTCTGTCACTTATGCAGGTGGAGGTGGTGGAGCATCTGATTCCGTGCAAGGTGCTGGTGGTGCTGGTGGTGGAGGTGCGGGTGGTCGCAATCCTTCTATTGGTGCTGGTGACGGAACTGCCAATACTGGTGGCGGTGGCGGTGGTCGCAGAGATACAAATAGTGGTGGAGCGGGTGGCTCTGGTCTTGTTGTTATTCGATACCCTGACACCTATGGCGTGACTGTCGGTGCAGGTTTGACATCTTCTACGACAACTTCTGGCGGAAACAAAATTACAAGTTTCACCTCAGGCTCTGACACAATTTCTTTCTTCCAGCCAATAAGTTTCACCGCTGACTATCTAGTTGTAGCTGGTGGTGCTGCTGGTGGAAACAACCTTGCAGGTGGTGGTGGTGCTGGTGGCGTATTGTCTGGCACAGGAACTTCTCTTACAACTGGAACTAACTACACAATTACTGTTGGTGCTGGCGGCTCGATTACTGTTGGCAATGACAACAGAGGCAACAATGGAAATAATTCTATATTCAGTAGCTTTACCGCAACAGGCGGCGGCGGCGGTGGAAGTTTAGGAAATGGCAATGCAGCAGTAAGACCGGGAGCTAATGGTGGCTCTGGTGGTGGTGGTGCTGGTGGTTTTGCTAACGGAACTGGCGGAGCTGGTGGAACTGGAACATCGGGTCAAGGTTCAAATGGTGGAAGTGGTGCAAGCGGCGCTGGTGGCACATTACTCGCAGGTGGTGGAGGTGGAGGTGCTGGTGCAACTGGCGGTAACGGCTCTGGGCTTACTACAGGAGGAAGCGGTGGAAACGGCTCTGCCAATTCAATAACAGGAACTTCTGTCACCTACGCAGGTGGTGGAGGTGGTGGTGTCAGCACAGGAAACACCAGAGGAGCAGCAGGTTCTGGCGGTGGTGGTCGTGGTGGTGACGGCACAAATAACGGAGAAAATGGAAGTGCGAACACCGGTGGTGGCGGTGGTGGTGGTGGAAACCCCGGAGATGCTGGTAATGGTGGCTCTGGTGTAGTTATCCTGAAATACCCAGACACTCGCACAATTACAGTCGGAGCTGGTTTGACTTCCTCTACTTCGACAAGCGGCGGATTCAAGGTGACAACCCTTACTGCTGGCTCAGACACAGTAAGTTTCAGTTAGGATATTCACATGGCTCACTACGCACTATTAGACGAAAACAACATCGTGACCGAGGTTATTACTGGTCGAGATGAGTGGGAAGTCGTTGACCAAATCAAAGACTGGGAGCGTTACTACGGAGCGATCCGAGGCCAAGAGTGCAAGCGAACCTCCTACAACGGCAACATCCGCAAAAACTTTGCAGGTATCGACTATACCTACGACTGGGACAAAGATGCCTTTATCCCGCCGAAGCCTTACCCAAGCTGGATTCTCAATGAGGACACCTGCCGATGGGAAGCACCAATTCCTTACCCTAATGACGGCGTAATGTATCAATGGGATGAAGAAGCTGGTGATTGGGTCGCAATGGTTTTCCAGCAGGAAAACAAGGCACTTAACTAAGTCGCAGGGTAAAAATGGCTGAGGAAACAAACGGCGTTCGCATAACGCAGCGTGACGTATACGAAAAATTGCTGGAGCTACAGGCCGTTCAAATAGAACTGGTCTCGGATATCAAAAACCTCAAAGACTTACCTGCCCGCATGAATCGAGTAGAGCAGAAACTCGCTCGCATGGAGTGGATTGAGAAGCTTGTCTTTACGGCACTCGGATCAGGCATCACGGGATTCATCGCAGCACTCTGGGCTTTGATTAGATGAGACACCCCTTCTCTAAGAAGCTCATAACCTCACGCTTCGGAACAACGGCGAGGAGACTCACCGCACACCGAGGTCTTGACTACGCACCGAAAGAGGGCAAGGCAATTCCTGCGGTTGCAGCGGGAACAGTTCAAGCGGTCAAGTGGTCTTCAATACTTGGTCATGTCCTAGTGCAGTCGGCTTGGGATGAGATTAACGGCAGAACTGTTTTCATCGGCTACTGCCACCTTCAGGAAAAGCCAACGCTAAAAGTTGGTGACAGGGTAAAAGAAGGTCAGACAATCGGCAAGGTTGGGAATACTGGTTCTGCATCTAAAGGCGCACACTTACACCTGACTATCGGACCTAAAGTCACATCAGTATTCTTTGGTTTAGTTTTTGACCCTGAAACTTTCATTGACGAGCGACTAAGTGCCTAGCTGGAAACACCGCAGAAGGCTTATCTATTTATCTTTTGCCCTGTCTGCATTCATGATTTTGTTTGGGGCGATTACTTATGAGGCAGATTCCTCAGTCAGCCGAGAACTAATCATCGGCGGAGTGGCTTTGATTTCTATCATCCTCACCGCTTATACTGCTTTTGCTACTTACGAAGATGTAAAAACTAGAAAGGCACATGATGAGGATATTTAGTTTAGAGTTCTGGAGCTACGCAGGGGAAAGAGCAATCAAGACAGTTGCTCAGTCCGCAATCGCTGTTCTAGGCACAGGCTCAATCGGGCTGTTTGCTATTGACTGGGTTTCGCTTGCATCGGTTTCACTCGGCGCAGGG